ATTTTCTTCTAAATTTTTTGGTGCCATTTTTTATGGTCCTTTATTGATTTTGTGCTCGTCTTTGTTCTTCTTCTTTTATATAACCAACCAATAAATTTAAATATACTTCCCGTTCCCACGGAATCATATTTTCCAACTCACTTAAACTATATTTATGGTGTTGCATTAGTGCGAAATTGTTCCTATACAAACTAACTAGGGATTCATGATTTAAAGTTAGGAAAAAAAATCAGCCACACCACTCACTTTCATTTCTTTTTTAAACTCGCATTGTCTGCATCGTATATTAACTGCACAGTTTGTTTCTGGCATAGTTTCAAAAAAATCATTTATTGATGCGAATTGGGTTTGTGTCAAGTTTTCAATAAATTCTATAATCTCTTCTATAGTGTAGTCGCTCGCATTTAGTACCTCATTATCTTCGGTTATATATTCAATACATGTTGCGATAACTTCTACGATATCATCATAATTTTCAGATAATAGAATTTTATTCAGCACATTAAAATCTGGATATTTCATTACAATAGAAATTCTATCGGTTATTTGAACATTGGTACTATGACCCTGATCAGTTTCTTCTACTTTAACATTTTCCAGATCCATCGTAAAAGGCAAGTCACAATCCCCTGCGCCATCGTCTTTGTTTGGACACTCTTTTCTTTTATATGTTAAGTTGATAATATTTCCTACTGATTTTGATCTCAAGTTGACAAACAAATATTCGATATCGAATGTTGCCAGTGCGTCTATATCAATATCTTCAATTAAACAATTTCTGATAATTTGTTTAATTGCATTTATTTTTTCGTCTAAATCTTCTCCTTGCTGTGCCATTAGAAGAATTTTTTCTTCTTTTACTAAAAACGGCCTAAATCTTGTTTTTTTACCTGTAGATGGTAATGTAATTTCATATGTTGGTGTATCAATTCTTGGTAACATAATTTTTCCTCATAAATTATTCAAAATTAAAATCCGAAAGGATTTCCAAACGAACGTCCAAACTGACGGGCTCTTTCCTTTGCTTTTCCTGCACTATTTAGTGCATTTTTCACACGCGCATCAGTGGCCTGTTCAACACTACGTCCAAATCGGTCTCGACCGGCCTCGGCAAATTCTCTTGTTTTTCCGACCGCATTTTCTAGTTTTTTCACGGCCCTGTCTGAGGCTTTCTTGGCTCCTTGGAACCCAGCAGATAATGCCGCCGGCGTGTCTGGATTTGTAAGTGCTGATTGTGCCAAATCGGCAACATCTGACGAACTTCGAGCAGCGTTTTCATGTGTCATGCTAGAAATATATTTTAGATAAGATATTGTGATTTGGCAGGTGGCAGGTTCTTCGTTTGAATATGCAAACGCAACATCGCCCAATGAGAGTGGAAACGCATCGACAAAATTGTATGCCTGTGTCAATGTTCCGCCTGCGTTGTAGACAGATAGAGTCATTTTACCCAAATACTTATTTGCATATTCAACTTTATGTGATTCATAATCTACAATTAAATTCATCCACCTTTCAAAATATTCTCTTTCCCAGAGACCTTCGCTTAATAATAGACTGAATGTTGCTTGATCATACGTCATTGCATATGGTGCCTGTCTAACTGGACCATATATTTTAGTTTCAACGGTAGAAACGGATTTCCCCGGCAATGTAAAATCTGCAACTCTATATTGCATATCTTCATTCCCACCCCCAGCACCGTTTGAAACGGCCTCCGGCGCATCTATGGATAGTATATATCTGTTGGCGTGCAACAGCCCTTTTTTGCTTATTTGGGAAACGAAATCTGATATGGATGGATTGAAAGACATTTATTAACGACTCCTTGCACTTTCTGCCCAAACTTTGGCGGCGGGTGCCTTTTTAAATTTTTGTACCGGCAAGAATACCGCAATGTCCCATTCGTTTGCATCTATTTTTACGAAGTTTCCTTTGACTTTTGTATATAGATATCGTTTTAAACAGGGTTTGATTATGTTATATTTAGACAAACTTTTTAATATGTTGTAAGAAATTTTCAATTTTGTTTGTTTGTCATATCTCTTGTCTGATACAACTCTTGATAGAGCCTCCATAATGAACAGTCGTCTTTGCGGTGCGACATAATGTAGATTGATTCCAACAAATCCGTCACTAAGTTTTTCTATGACAAAAATTAGTGGAAATTCATCATAGTATTTTAATTTAAGTTTCCACTTAGGATCGTATGAATAGCAATACATTGCACCTAATTCAAGGCCTCCGAATTTTCTATTCGAATCTGACAATAGAGATTTTCTTGATATTTGAGTTTCGCCTATCTTGGTACGAAACCAATTTCTGGCCGCATTGGTATTTGCGCGTATTCCACGGGCTTCTAGCCTTTTGAGTAATGGGGTAAAGTCTGACATTATCTTCCTACATGATCCTCTGTTATTATTTTAAATTCCCAGCGTCTATCTAAACAGTATGCTTCTGCGGCCTTCCATTTTGCCGCATTTACGCTATAAGTTTTCATTTCAGTTAGATATCTGGGAGTAATATTTTTCTTTTTCTTTGGTGGTTTCGTTTCTTTTTTTGGTTTGACTTCTATGACTATTGTTTGCGTTTTTTCGCCTCTTTTTACTTTTATTAAAAAATCTGGAAAATATCTGTGTAATTTTCTGTCAATTGGTGATAAATAGGGAATAACTAACTCTTCGCTCGACCAACTAAGGACATCAGGATTCTCATCGCAATATTTCATAAATCGCCTTTCCCACATGGAGCGGTAAACGATATTTTTTACATTTCCAACATATTTTGTGACGTGGATCGGTTTATATTTTCCTTTATATGTGAACCTTGGCATTTTAACTAATAAAAACCTTTATAAATATATTTAACTATTTAGGAGAACTATTTATGGCAAAACCACCAATGAATGTTCAATGGAAGCAATCAAATCTTAATCAACAGGCGGGCCCGCCCGGCCAAGGCACGGTTGCAGGAAATATGTCAGAATTGGCAGGTTTTGCCGCATCGTATCCGGCAGACGCTGTAGACGGTTCTTCCGAGGGTCTAGATTTTATTTCTTTTAAGGCATTTTCTAATCGTATTCCTGGCTATACCTCTGGTAGGTCTTCTGGAGCGGCGGGAGAGGGCGAGTTTCAACCACAGGGGAATGTCAAACTTTTCATACCAGAAACAGTAACCAATTCTTCGAAATCCAACTATGAGGGAACGAATGCAGGAAGTTTGGTTTCAGGTCTCTCAAATATTGGTATGAGTGGGATGGACGACACTCAAGCCGCTGGTATTATGGGTTTCCTTGGTGTTAGTTTAGATTCACTTGGAAATGCCGTCGGGGCGGTCGCAGGACAGGCCGGAGATAGTGCTGATGTTGCCGCACAAGCGATGGGTATGTCACTCGCCGCCGCGAATAGACATGTTATATTTCGTGGTATAGAATATAGATCATTTCAATATCAATATAATCTAATGCCAAGAAGTTCGGATGAAAGCGCAAATATCGCTGATATAATTAAATGGTTTAGAATTCAGATGTTGCCCGATATCGGGGGCAATGGAAACTTTTTTACTCCGCCAAATTATTTTGAGATACAATATTTTATAAACGGTAGCGAGGCAGAATATATGCACAAAATAAAACCATCTGTTTTAACGGACTGTGAAGTGACATATGGTGGAAACGGTTCTTTCGGTAAATTTAAAAATACTGGGGCCCCTTCGGTTATTGCAATGAATTTGACATTCCAAGAAGTACAGTTTGTCACCAAATCAGACGCAGCTGCGGGGTACTAAGATATGTTTGATAATATTCGAAATATACAATATGATATCGACTTGTCGGGTCGGCCAGTCGATGCAAAAAATATTTTTACATATGCATATATTCTTAAAAAATATATGAGAAATAATAGGAATGTATTTGATTATGTAGTTGTAAGTGGTGACAGCCCCGAAAGTCTTGCATATAAATATTATGGCGACCCGAAAATGTCTTGGGTAATTCTAATGGCAAACGACATTAAAGATGTTTATTCGGAATGGCCAGCAAATGACACAACAGTACAGGAAACCATACTCGCACAATACAAACCAGAAGTGTTACCATATAAAACTCTTAAAAGAATTGATCAATTGGAACAGATTCCAAAAGAAGGTTTTGATGGACAAGTCATTTATGTAGAAAATGTAGATAAAACATATGAGTGGGCATCTGGAACAAGTTCTTGGAACTTTGTGAATAATGGTTTGTATAATGAATCTGTTTTTAATCAGGAATTTACATTAACATTAAATGATTATCATTTACCGACTGCCACTATGTTATCGACTAGAAGTGATCCAACACCAGTAATGAATAAAACAATCATCGTTTATAGAAATCATAAATCAATTTTTAATGTTTGGTTTTCAGACGTCACAAAATTTTATTTGGCTACTAGTGGACTAGGTTCTTGGAAATCTAACTTATATAATAACGAATATAGAGATGGGTTGTCTTTGAGTAGATTAGGAGACGGAATCACAACTTGGGATGTTCCAGACAATGCGCCGGATTACATTTATTATCACTGCTCGGACAGACCTATTTCGGGATTAATTAAAGTTGTAGATACGTCGAGTAAACATTATGTCGATGGTATGGACGGAAATTCTCTTGACGGTTACAATGGTAGAGCGTCAGGAAATCTTGCAAAAGTAAAAGAAGATTGGTATATTTGGAATGGAAAATATATCGACTCAAATACAGATAGTTTCAGATCTGGTTGGACGCCACTAGTTAAAGACAGGCGCACACTTCCAATAGATATTGCAAAAAACACTCCGGTACACTATATACACAACACT